CCTAACAATCTTAATCCAGATGGTATTACAAACCCATCAACTGGATGGGGCGTATCAACGGAAAGACAGAATTCTATTAACGTTGCATACTATTATCCTCAAGTACTCGCCTCAAACCTTGATGGTGTTAATGTTGTTGCCGCTGCAAGTGGTACTGCATTACGAACATATGCATTCAATGATAGAGTTTCATTCTTGTGGTTTGCCCCAGCTGGAACACGGCGTGGTGTAATCACAGGTATCTCGAACCTTGGATTTGTAAGTGGGCTAATTGGTACTGGCGCAGTTGAGTTCGTTGAAGTTGCTCTAAACCAAGGTCAACGAGACGCAATGTATCAAGATGCACCAAGTGGACGAATTAATCCATTGGTATTCTTCCCAGGTCAGGGCTTCCTTGTTTGGGGTCAGAAAACATCAGCACCACAACCAAGTGCGTTGGACCGTGTAAACGTTTCACGACTGGTTAAATACATCAAGCGTCAGCTACGAAAGAATACTCTAAGCTTCGTCTTCGAGCCAAATGATCAGCTAACGCGTGACAACTTGAAGGCTGTCGTGGATGCATTTTTGGGCGACTTGGTTGTTAAACGTGGACTGTTTGACTTTGCGACAGTTTCCGATACATCAAATAACACACCGACTATCATTGATCGAAATGAAATGATCATCGATGTCGCAATTAAGCCGGTCAAAGCTGCTGAATTTATCTTCATTCCAATTCGAGTAGTTTCAACGGGCGCAGAGATCTAACACAGGGAAAGTATAGAAAATGGCTACAATTAATGATTTCGGTATTCCTGGCGTAGGGACAGGTATTCTACAGCCAAAACTGAAGCACAAGTGGAAAGTGACTTTTGCAAACATTGGTGGTGGAGCAGATTCACAGCCTCTCTCGATGCAGGCAGTAACGGTTACTCGTCCGTCCCTTAGTTTCGAAGAAGTCCAGTTGGATCGTTACAATTCTCGAGCATGGGTTGCAGGCAAGCATACGTTTGAGCCAATGACAATAACATTCGAAGATGACATTTCAGGAACAGCTACACAGGTTCTTCAAGACCAGCTACAAAATCAACAGTTTATCATCGGTGCTGAGGGACCTTTCCTAGCAGCTGCTGGTGAAGGTTCACTTTACAAATTTGTAACATATCTCGATCTACTTGACGGTAACGAGCAAATTATTGAAGAATGGGTTGTTGAAGGTTGCTGGCTACAGGTCGTCGATTATACAGATCTTGATTACGCTACATCGGATGCTGTTCAAATTACATGCACAGTTCGCTACGACCACGCACGCCAGTCAATTGGTGGGTATGATCAGGGTGAAGGTGTTGCAACAGGTGGTGCAGGTCGCACGGATCGCGCTGGCATCTAAGTTTAAACACAGGATGTGGCCAAGGACGGACTGCAAGGATGCAGATTTGGAGGATTCAGGGATGAATCCTCCTTTTTTTCGTCTGGCGTATTTCACTAAATACTCTTATGAACCTTACCGAGATAGCAAAACGAACCTATAGAAAACGCACACCAGCTCAACGACCAGGAAGGACATTTGTTGTATTCGATAAGCGACAAGAAAAATACTACAAGACTTTTATGGCTGGTGAATATTGGAAGGATAGACCTGAAGAAGCTAACTTATATGAATCACTCGAGAAGGCTCACGGCTCTCTAGAGAGTTTGTTGAACCGTACTATGCCAAGTGAAAAAGATATATGGCCTCAATATCAGGCAGAAATAGGTCTAAGCAACGAACAAATAGATTGGCATCACATTGCAGATTACTTTGAAATACATGAGATTGCACTGACGTCAAGAGTAACTAGAAAAATTGAAGTAGGAACAGATTAATGGCATTAGACCCACGATCAAAAATGGCGGCAGATTGTCCTGCACAACCAGGTTCGCCAAGTAGACAACAGCAACAAAAGGAAGGGGTTACCCGTAAAGATTTTTTTGGTGCCATCAAGAAGGTTGGTGACCTAGAAATTCTTAATGAGGTTGGCTTTGGTAAAGTTGCTGAAGGACTTCGCAATCTTGCTTCCGTTTCGGATACGATCCGAACAACGGGATCAGTTCCTACCGCGTTACTGAATGAAGCAAACGACACAAAAAATGTTTTTGGAGCTGTAGGTATTGATCCAAGTGTTGTTGAGCAGGTTAGAAATTTTCATCCTGAAGTTGCAAATCGAGCTCTCGGCCAAGCAAAATCAATTGCTCGAAGAGTGTCACAAGGTGGATTTGAACTTAATGATGTACCAGGTGCTTTTGCTGACCTACAAAATCTAAAGACATTAGGCGAAGGTATTTTCCCAGGTGAATCAGGCACAGGAGTCCGCCGTCGCAATGAATTAATTGAAAAGTGCAATCCGTCTCCTTATGCCGTTGATCTACTTTCTTACTATCCAAAATACAAATTTCTTTTTGTCGTTGAGTTCCAATTTACAGAAGAATTCCAAATGTTTGGTTCTTTAAATCATGCATTTGTTATCAAAAATACCACCCGGCCAAATATTGAATTTGAATACGATGAAGTTAATATGTATAACTTCTGGACTCGTGTAGCTAAACGGACTGTGTTTCAGCCTATGACGATGAGGTTTTATGATGATAACTGGAACCAAATCATGCAGTTTTATAACTCATACCTACAAGCATCAAGTCCTATTACCAATCTTGGATTTGAGCAATTTGCAGAAAGTACTAGAATGCTTGAAGAAAGTGGTATGAGATTTGAGGCAGGTTTAGGAGCGGGCGCAACGCCAAAACAAGGATTGAAAGATGGTGGTGGCGCTGTTGCACATCAATATGCTGCCTCGTTAGGACCACTTGGGGGCTCACCATCCACAAAAACTATCTTGAGACGCATTAATCTCTTTCACGTGTTTCGCGAAGGCGCTCGCATGAACGTATACTCATTCATGAATCCCAAAATTACTAATCTAGAACTAGATGAATTGGATATGGCAGATAACGGTGGTGGCAATGAAGTCAGTCTTCAATTTGTATATGATTCGGTTAACATTCAAACTAATTGTGACGTGTTGAATAAATCTACCTTTGATCTAACAGACTTGTCCACTGGTGCGGCAGGAGATGCAATGTATCCACTTAACCCAATTGTAGGAGGGGGAGAGGATACAAAGCGCAAGGATCTCAACGTTGCAGTATGTGATGATGAAGTTGCAGCATCTCGTCGTACAACAGGAGCTGAACTTAATAATGCGGCTGGTGGTTCTACGGCCGCAACTGAAGCTGGTATAAATCCAGCTGCTGGCGTAGGTCCATTAGGACAGGCAACTCCTGGGGCAGATGTTGAACCAGTCGTAGATCTCGCAAATGACACCGACGGTGATGGTATCGTTTCATTTAACGAAGCAGATGCTGCTCGTCGCTCTGAGCGTCAAGCACAACTGAAAGCCGCTGCTAGGGAGCAAGAGTTAAACGGACAACAAATAGACCCAAGTACAGGTCTCTTTATAGACCCCGTTACAGGTAACCTTACGCCTACACCATATCGTTCAAAGTCTGCACCAGCTGACTCAAAAGCAGAATTACAAGAGATAGCAAATGCAAATTCCCTTCGTGGTTCAAGAGGACGAAACGATGCAGATAAATATGATAGAGAAGCTGATTTCTTTGAACAGAAAGCCAATAACCCTGAAACACCACCTGAATCAGCGTCAGCCGCAGCAGCGGCTGCTCAAGAGTGGAGAGACAAGGCAACTACGACTCGTACCACTGCCGATGAAACTCTAATACTAGCAAGAGATCAAGATGTTCGTGCAAAAGAAGTAACATCAACAACAAAAACTGTAGAGTCAACTACGTCTTCAGGTCAAATTCGAGCTAGTACATAATGCAGAAACATAAGAAGGGATACCAACAAGGTAAGTATCGCCTTCGCAATCCTCACAAGTATAGAGGTAACCCCCGCCGAGTATTTTATCGCTCTTCATGGGAGTTATCGTTCCATCAATTCCTTGATAACAATCCTAACGTCCTTGAGTGGGCCTCCGAAGAAATTGCTATATCTTATGTGAAACCAACCACTCGCCGCGTTCACAAATACTACCCAGACTACTGGGCCAAATATCGAACAAAAACTGGTGATATTGTTGAGGAAATGATCGAGCTAAAACCCTTAAAGCAGACACGCGCTCCAACAAAACGAGGAAAGAGTAAGAAGACTCAACTGTATGAAGGTACGATGTATTACACCAATCTCGCGAAATGGAAAGCAGCTCAAGCGTTTTGTAAGAAAAAGGGAATTCAATTTCGTATCCTAACAGAAAGGTCTCTGTTCAAATAAGTGCTGTAAATATCTCTAAATGGAGAATATAAATGACTATAGCTTGCACAGTTGAAGACCTCACACAATTTAATGGTGGCGTGGTTTTTGCACATATTGATATTGGAAAAATGCCTCCTCAGAGAGTGAAAGATTATCTGGCGCGTATGAAAAATCAACTGAGACCACTATGCAAATATCTTGAAGATAATGGTTTCACAGTAATATTTTTGCCCCAACGTCCAGATGAGAATATACCACGTGGAACACGATGGGAAATTTGGGGAATGAGTAAGCCTTATGACCCTGCTAAATATGAGCCAGACCTGTCTTTGGTGTCAGACATTAAGAGCGTTGTTAAGGGCGGTAACGCCTCGTTGGATGTTCTCAGTCAAGCCATTGAGGCATCATCCCGTCGATTGAGACCCTAAATATTCCTATGACTAAAACAACACGAGAAGAATCCGATAGACTGGTAGAACATCCACTCGAGGAAGCGTTTGAAATAGAGGCGGGAACCACGCTTATTCCACACGTAGAGCGAAGTACACAACTCGTGGTGGCAGAGTCGTATGATGAAAAGGACACCGAGATAGAGGACCAATTTCAGGAGGTGTATGACGCTGCAATGGAAGCGTTTGATCAGTCTTCAGGTCGTCTGCACGAGCTCGAAGGAAAGTACCGAGCTCGCAACGAAGAAGTCGCTGTTCAATATCTCAATACAGCCTTGCAAGCTGCCCGAGAAAAATCTGGTCAGAAGCAGCACAAAGACAAAATAGGCATTGCAGAAGGCAAGATTAAGGGTAATCAAAAAGTAACAAACAACAATCTTATCGTCGCGGATCATAAAGAATTGATGCGCATCATGGATGAAGCTAAGAAACAAAAGGAAGACGATGGCGTTCAAGAAGAATGACAGTATAAAAGTAGCGGGCCAGCAAAGTGAAATGACTTATACGGAGCTGGAACAGTTCTTCAAATGTGGAGAAAGCCCGCACTATTTCATTAA